CGACGCCCTGACGTGCCTCGACGGTCTGCGTGACGCCGTTGTCGTTGGTGCTGACGCTGTTCTCGTTGGTCATGCGACTCAGCAGGTCGAGCAGGTAGGCCGTGCCCTCGTTGGGAATGCAGAGGCTCCGCAGCTCGATCAGAGCTACCTCGCGTCCTCTGAAGCCGGTGCGCAGGCCCGGGGCGTCAGCCTTGGCGCGGTAGAGCGTGTTGCGGGAGAAGTCGCTCAGGTAGGTGGTCATCACCTCGACGGTGTCGTTGCTCTTGACCTGCACCATGATGGTCGTGTCGACCTTCTCGAGCTCGGTGCGGATCAGCTTGCAGATGCTATCGAGTCCGCTGACGCTGATGCAGTCAGGGCGGTCGACGTGCGGCGGGATGCGGGTGAGTGATGCGTCGGCGTAGGTCTGGCCGTTAATCTCGAAGATCTTGGTCTCCTTCAGGCTGACGATTTTGTCGATCATTTTTGCGAGCATTGTGTTGTCCTCCTTGTTCTGTGTTGTGGGTGTTTATCCGTGCTGGACGAGCTTCAGGAGCTTCGGGGCCTCCTGCTGCGTGCCGTCCATGTTCATTTGGCCGGGCACCTGCGGCACCATCTCGGCGACGACGAGCTCGCCGTTGCCGTCAGAGGTGACATAGAGGGCCGTGGCGACGGGGTTGGTGGCTGCGAGCGTAGACTTGGCCGTCACGGAGACGCCGATGGTGCGGCGCTCGTCGTCCGGGGTCAGCTCGATGGTGAGGGTGATCTTGCGCTTGGCCGTGGCCTTCGTGTTGGGGTCGAGGATGTTCTGGATCACCTTGTCCATCTCATAGTCGACGCGCTCCTCGAAGGCGCCGCGGGCCATCGACATGATGCTGTCGCGCTGGTTCTGTTCGTTCATGGGGTTTCTCCTTTCTTTCCGCTGCCGGCCGTGCCATACTTCTCGAGCGTGTCCTTCATCGCTCCGGCGATGCACTCGGCCATGATGGTCGCGGTCTTGGTCTCGCTGTTCTTGGCAGCCTGTTCAATGGCTGCGCGGATCTCGTCGGGCTCGTAGCCCGTGTTCTCGTAGTCGGCGAGCTTCTGGACGAGCACCTCCTTGGTGGCTGCGCTCCAGTAGCCCGTCTTGATGCCGTTGACTCTCTCGTGGGTCAGACGTTCCATGCTGGCCCTCCTCTCAGGTGGCCGATCCGAGCGTCATCTGCTCGGCCTCGGTCGGGTTGTCCGCGTAGGCTGCGGCCGTCTGGCCCGTTGGGCCTGAAGGCTCCGCTCTGGCCCACACGGCCTCGGTGGCGTCCGAGCGGGTGGCCTTACGGCGGCCGACCGTCGTGAGGATCCCGATCTCCTTCAGCTCTGTGAGCCGCGGGGCGACGTAGTTGCGGTTGAAGTACGGGATCCGGCCGGCTGCGACGAGCTCCTCGGTGATCTCGCTGGCCGTGAGCTCACGGTTGCCGAGGGTCTCGAGGATCAGGCGGCAGCGAGCGGCCCGCTTGGGCAGCACGGCGTCATAGCTGCGGCGCCGGGTCTCTTTGGTTGTCTGGTTCATGCGTTTCCTCCTTTCCGGCCAGCTCGACGCTGTCTGCTGGCGCGCTGTTGGTGCATACTTGCCCGGACTATGCGGCGTCCGTTTTTGCGGCGGTTTCAGCCTGTGGGAGGAGTTTGAAGATCTCCGCGATGACCGAAGCCGTCCATCCGTTTCCGATTGCTCTCTTTCTCGCCGGTTCCGGGACGGCTGCTGTGTAGCTGGTGGGGAGCCCTTGGAGCTTTTCGAGCTCCTCGACGGTAAAGCGCCGGATGACATTGTCGTAAAATACGCAGACGTCGCAAGCGCAGGTGATGGTATGGCTTTTCTGATGTATCACGCGGCCGCGTCTGGTGGTGCTCCCGGGGAAGGCGAGGGAGACGCCGTCGCCATCGACGGCCTCGATATATCCGCGGGCCGTGGCCTGTTTGACCACGATGCCGCCGGCAGTCTTTTGGACGAGCCCCATCGAGCCCTCAGATATTCCCGGGCCGAACAGGAGCCCGCCAGCCTCCGTGAAGTCGCTCACATCGACGCTACGGTCGATGATGGTGTCCAACGGCTGCCCCCCCCCGCTACTCAGCGGGCTGAGGTCTGCGATGTTGCTCCAGTAGGCCCTCGGCCGGTTTTGAGCGGAGTGTGCGCGGCTGTTGATGTGGACGGGCTGCACGCCGAGCTTCTCGGTGATGACGTCCTCCCACTCGCGTTTCATAATCACATTTTCGAGGAGGAACTTCACGTCGGGGTTTTTCTCCCTGACTTCGTTCAGGACTCGCACATAGTCAAAAAACAGGCGGCTGCGCGGATCGTCGAAGTTTAGGCCGGCCCCGGCCCTCGAGAAGCCTTGGCAGGGGCTCCCTCCGATGACGAGGTCGATCTTTGGGAGGTCTGATGCTGTCACATTTTCCACGGGGCCGATGTGGATCATGTCGGGCCAGTTTGCCCTCGCCACAGCCTTCGCGTCCTTGTCGATCTCGCTGGCAATGTAAAGGTCGACGGGCACGCCGGCCATCTCCAGTGCGAGGCGGCCGGTCGCTATTCCGTCAAACAAGCTCAGGACTCTCATGTCGTCACCTCCTCGATGCCGTGCAGGAACTTGATGAAGCCGGCCGTCGCCGGCACCTCGTAGCGGGAGAGCTCTGCGTGCGTCATGTACTTGCGGCCGTAGATCTCGGCCATATCACGCCAGACGGGCCACGGCACGCGGTAGAAGTCCGTCAGGCTCACGGAGACGAGCACGAAGGCGATGGCACCGAGCTTGTGATGGGCCTCGAGGTCGTCCTGCTGCTCTTGAGTGAGCCGGCGCTGCTCGATGCGCTCGTCGTCGGTGTGCTTGGCCTCGAAGTAGATGCTCCGGCCGCCCTTCAGGGTTCCGCCATAGTCTGGCTGGGCCTGCTTGGTATAGCAGGCGAGGAACTGGCCCTTGCGGTTCTTGGCGCCGAGGGGCTTCATGGGCTCCGGCGTCTTTTCGATCTTGGCGAGGCCGCGGCTGAGGTAGTAGTCGCACGAGGCCGAGATGATATTCTCGAAGTAGCCGCCGGCGACTCTGGCCTGCTTGCCGCGGATCTGCGCCATCATGTGTTTTTCGGCTGCGTATGGCGTCGGGTCGTTGTAGCCCTCCGCGTTCTTTCTCGGGTCGTACTTCGTCACGGCGTTCAGCCTCCGATCTCGATGTGGACGCCCGGATCGGAGATCAGGCGGTCGGCGAGCGTGAGGATGGTGGCACCGTCGAGGTGGACGTGGATGGAGCCGCCGCGGGCAGGCAGGTGGATCGTCACGCTGCCGATGTTGGGATCGTCCTCCTCGCCACTTTCGGGCTCCTCGTCAGGCTTCAGCTCGCTGATGGCCTCGAAGCCGTTGCGGACGGGGATGCCGTGCGCCTTGGCGAGCTCGATCTCCGCGGCCATACCGGCCGAAGGGTGGTCAATACCGAAGGCCCACAGCTCGGAGCAGCCGAGCACCAGCTCGCTGCCGATCTTCAGGGCCAGCTCACGCTCCTCGGGGACGTTGTCGTCCATGAACTGCGTGAGATAGATGTGCGGGGTGACGGGGATGACGCCCTTCTCCACAGCCGCGCGGCTGTACTCCTTGGCGCGCTGGATGTTGTTCTCGTAGTCCCCGCGGCACGGGGAGCAGATGTAAACCTTTTTCATATTGTTCCTCCTATCGTGAGCGCCAGCTCTGGCCGGTGAGGGTGATGCCCCTGCACATTTCCATGAGCCGGTCGATGGTGGCCCGGGCCGTCATGCTGTCGTGGCTTTCCCGCGGCGTCATGCGGTCGATCAGGGCCTCGGTGTCGTAGTTGGTGGTCACTATGGTCGGCAGGTATGCCTCATAGCGGCCGTTGATGATGTTGTAGACCGTGGAGATCGCCCACTCGGTCGGCGGCTCCTTGCCGATGTCGTCGATCACGAGGAGTGGGACGGTCTTGTAGATCTTCAGGACGTCGCTCTCGCTGCCGCCGGTCGCGGAGTAGGTGCGCTTGATGCGCTCCAGCAGGTCGATCATCGTCATGCAGATGACCGGCTTGCCTTGCGCGATCAGGTGGTTGGCGATGGCAGCGGCAAGGTGGGTCTTGCCGGTGCCCGGCGGGCCCGCGATAAACAGGCCGTTGCGGCCGGGTTCCTGACGGCCGGGCTGCGGCAGCATGGCGTCGAAGCCTTCGGCATAGCGCCGGGCGGCTGCCGCTGCTCGCTTGTTGTCGTCGGTGAGCTGGAAGGTCGAGAAGGTGCGCCGCAGGAAACGGTCGCCCATGCCTGACTCGCCGACGATACGCTTGATGCGATCCCGCATTTTCTTCTCCTCCTCAGCCTTGGCGGCTGCGGCCTCAGCAGCTTCGCGCTCTGCCTTCGCCTTCTCATAGGCAGCCACGGCCTCGGGGCAGGTGCATCGCTCGGCTCCGTAGGGGGGCCAGAGGATGCGGTTGCCGAGTTGGATGCCCTTGTGGTAGCGTAGGGCGCCGCAGAACTCGCAGGGGACGGGCTCAGGGACTCCGGGACGGCCGGCGAGGCGCTCGTCGTTGCTCCAGATCCAGTTACCGGCGTCACTCGTCGTCGGCCGGCTTGAAGCCCTTGCCCCAGTCTCGGCCGGAGCTGTCGGGCTGTTCAGGATCTCGCTGATTTTCTGCACCTTCGTTCACCTCCTC